CTTCCTGGCAATAGTTGAGTTTATAAACTTTATAACCAACCTAATCAAGAAGTTAAGCAAGAAACAGAAAAACCCTCGCAAACGCTCGACCCGGACAAGGAAAAAGCGATAAGCAAGGGCAACGGGAGTAGGTAACTGCCCCCAACCGTTAACCATATTCTAACACATAGCACGAAGAAACGCAATGACAAATATTATTTTTAAACTCATGGGCGTTCTGCTCGCAACTGTCGCAGCCTTTAGAGATTGGAGCGACTTCCGCAGCGTACTCTTTGGCGTTGCTATAGGTTTATATCTAGCAACCTTTGTTGCAGATGATTTAATTGATGATTGAAAGGATGTGTAACTTATGACTTTCACGCTTGAAAAAGTAAGCAATATGGTTTTCTTGACTGCTGAACAAGATGTAATCTTTAAGGCTTGGGATGTAAGCGAATTTACAGAACGCAAGCTGGCAAACGCTATTAAAAAGCTGCAAGCCTGCTACGTTGATAAAATCCAAATTATTCGCAAATTTTAGGAGGTGCGCAAAATGTTGACCATTAGCAAAGAAAAATACGACTCTATTCCCAAAGATTACAAAGGCATCTATCAAGATTACCGCAACGAGGCGCCCCACCTTAAAGGGCGCCGCACTTGGTTGACTAAAGACGAAAGCGGCACAGTCCTTTTGCTTGAAGGCGTGCATTTCTTGGTTGATGGTGATTATAGTCACTTGCCAACCTTAACGCGTGAAACTGCTGCAACTGGTTTGGCATACGCTTGGTGCAACCGCTTCCAAATCGTGCAAGAAGTTTATACCATTTCCGAAGAATACGCAAAAGAAAATCATCTTGCCTATATCGACAGAGCAAGAACAACCGCAGGAGATTTTGCGCTTGCCGGAAGTCGCTGGAGTCAATACAGTCAACTTCCTTTTGAAGAATTTTGCAAATCCTTTGAGGAAGAAAAACCGGAACAAATCCCTTTTTGAAACAAAGGCAACTGTTAGATAATTTCTGACAGTTGCTTTTTATTTTGCCTGCTAATTTTTGGAGTAAAATGCCGAGTTTTTACGCATTTATACCAGCTTTTTATTCATACAGTTTAAGAACCAAAAGAGCTGCCAAGGAAGCAAGGCAACTGCTTTTATTTTTTTGTTTGACTTTTTTGGATATCCGTTATATATTTTGTATATCCAATATTGTGAGGTGATGATGTGGATAAAAAAAGAGGTAGACCTAAAACAGGAACCGCCAAGTTAGAGCAGTACCGTCTGCGTATGAACGCAGAAGAATTGCAAATGTTAGATTGGTGTTGTCAGCAAACCGGCAAAACCAAAGCTGATGTTTTAAGAATTGGGTTGCGTTCTGTTTATGAAAGTCTACAGAAAAAAGAATAAACCGGTGCGCCGTAGGAAGCATTACACCGGTTTACAATCCACCGCAAAGAGAGCGGTTAAATTTATTATAACAACTCTCCGCGCGGAAAGCAACGGAGGTAAAAAATGCAAGAACTACAAATTTTTAACAGCGACCATTTTGGACAACTTCGGACATTTTGACAAGACGGCATCTGCTGGTTTGTGTCCGTAGATGTTTGTAATTGCTTGGGCATTAAAAACTCGCGCGATGCAGTCCGCAGACTTGATGCGGACGAAAAGGGTGTCATTGAAACTGACACCATTAGGGGAAAACAAACTATGGCCGCAGTGAACGAGCAAGGACTATATGCTCTCGTGCTATCCAGCCGAAAACGAGAAGCTAAAGAATTTAAACGATGGATTACCCACGATGTTATTCCAGCTATTCGTAAAACTGGTAGCTATTCCCTAGTTCCACAAGAACAATCTTTAGCTATCAGCCCTAAAGACATGAAGGCACTAGCAAAGGCTGTTGCCAAAGAATTACAAGCGCAGGAACATAAAGCCTTGCCATCAGCTAGACGTTGCATTTACATCAACGAAATTGATGCTTATAAAGCAAAATTTATCGAGGAAGCAGTACATGGCATGGAGCAACTCGATACTGATAACTGCTCCGTAGTGTGTAGCTTTATTACTGGCTTATTAAATGGCATTAAGAAAAAAGCATTAAGGCTTGCAAGCCTACTAACTCTATAAAAAATAAAAGTGGTTGTTTCCGTTTAGGAAGCAGCCACTTTCTTTTTTCTAAATTCCGTAGGTGCAAAATTTGTAAATTCGCTGGGTGCAAATTCCGTAGGTGCAAAATTTGTAAATTCAACTGGTGCTTTTTGCACTAGTTCATTTTTCAAATTTGCTAGGTGCTTTTTTGACTTTTTGCCCAATACTGGAAAGTGCCAATCCGTGTAAGCGATAAATATAGCGCAAGCTATAGCCTGTCGTTACTGCTATGCACTCCCATTTTTGCCCCTTGATGTATCGCTCGCTCAAAATGGCACGGCATATCTTGGTCAGTTCTTTATTTTCCCTGCCGTCTTTAAAAACCACCAAGCCGTCAATAAGCCTTTTGCCATTTCTAACTCGCTTGGTGAAATTTATCACTTCTTGGTTTAGTTCAGTTTTGAGCAGGTCAATTTCTGCACGTGCTTCTTTCCGTAGGTCCCTGTCCAGTTTGCCCACTGCTCTTTTGGTGCGGTCTAGTAAATCTTTGCGTTCTTGAATTTTAATTTCTGCTTCTGCTATTGCTTCCAGTTGTTTTTTGGTTTTTTCTGTATTGGTCATTGTGCTACCTCGTCTTTTGGGTAAAGGGTACACTCCACCCTTGGTGCTTTCCTGTCTATGCTAAAGTCCATATCCCTTATTAGGACTTTGCAATCGTCAATATAGAAATATCCCTCCAACGCATCACACAACAGCTTATGCAAATTATTCATATCTCGCCGTCTGCCATCTGGCCAAAAGGCGGTCAACTCTATAACGATCTTTGTGTTCTTGTCCGGCATCTGCCAACCTTGCTGTCTAATTTCAGCCTTGGCAATGTAACCTACTTGAAGTTTCCAGTTGCTGGCTTCTTCTGACAAAATACGCCCTCTGCCATGCTTATACCTTTGGTTGAGGTAAGCGTGGTTTACGCTTGGTGGTATTGGTAGTATTAGTTTTGCTTGCGTAGTGTTCTACCTCCTTTCGCTTCAATGGCTCAATTTTTAAACAACGGTAATTTTGATATGGCCAACCCCATTCGCTAATGCCACTATTGATACTGTCTTTGATTACATAATAGCCAGTAGGAGCAGTTGGCGTTTCTCGCCAGCTATCCGCTTTGACGATTTGAATATGGGGAACAACTTTTACTAGATTCTTGGAAGCACACCAACGTTTTTTATGAATGCTGCGTTCCGGGTCGTTAAAAGTTTCCTTGCTTTGCTTCAAGAGGTAACTTGCCAACCTGCTATAATCTCCGTCAGCACGAAGCGGAGTAGCACGTGCAACACCCTTCTTCCAGCAGGATTGAATTTCGCCAAGTGTCAAACCACAATCAATAACGCAATGAAAATGGATTGCACCTCTTTTGCCAAACTCGCCTACTGCGACATATTTCAGTTCTTTGCCTAATTTTTTACAAAGACGTTTTAATGCTTTCCAAAAATTGGCTAAATCTTTTCTAGCTTCTTCTGCTGTTGCTGGTCTACATTCCGGGCGATAGGTCAAAACTACATGGAGTGAGTTGCAGTTGAAGTTTGCGTTCAAAAGCCTACGCAGTTTCTTTTCTGCGTTGCGTTCATTCACCACTCTAACAGCATCAGCAGTTTTTGCCAGTTTTGGACTACGTGCTGTTTTTTTGCCTTTATATTTAGAGCTGAATACTTTTTCAACTTCTATCACTTGTCCACAGATGTAAGTTTTTTTGATATACATTCCAGTTTGCCCCTATCGCCTTCTTAATGTGTCCATTAAGATAATATCTTGAATCAAGATAAATAGGCAGGCTTGCCCTGCCTATTTTTGTTGCCTATATATTGGAAGAAAAGTGGTTAATAATGAATTTCCACGATTTCTTCGCAGCCGTTCGCAAAGTAGGTTTTGACCAGTTTGATTTTGTTAATATCGGCATGTTCTCCGTCAAAATCAAAGATTTTTACTACGCAATCTTTAGGTAATTCACTCAAAACAGTTTGCAGTTCTTCAACGGTCATGGCTCTTTTGCTCCTTTCGCATTTCCCTTACCAGTTCCTTGTGGTATTTTTCTTGCTCATAGATTAAGCGATTAAGTTCTTTGCTTAATTCTTCGTTGCCTAATTTATCAACGTGCTTTTTAGCAGCCTTAAACTTTCTTGTACCCGCCGCCAACACTTGCAAGCCAGTTTTATAACACGCATCACGGTTGAGTGTTTTGCGTTGTTTAGGTTCAAGCACCTTGGCTCTCTCTAATATTTCATTTATGTTTACTGGTTCCATTGGCTTCCCTTTCGTTTTCCTCGTGCTTACAAGTTTCTGCCTCGTAAGCCTTAGTGCATACCGTTAAACATACTGCCTTTTCTTCACAAGATTTGCAGCATAACCTTTTGTTGCCATACCCGCAACCGCCAGTATGCATTTCTGCTCGTAGAATGTTGCATAAGCGAAGTTTATTCATTTATCTCCTCTATTAACAAACGCCTACCACATCTATAACAATAGTCATAATATCCAATATCCACTTCGTTTCCGCATTTACATTCGAAGCATGTATCTCCATAGCAATCCATATAAGTATCTTTTACCCTTATCACCCTATCCATACCTTTAAGCCTTGCAAGTTCCCTTTTGTAAGCCATTAAGATTAGCTTTTGGCGCTTAAATGCCGTTTTATACCCTCTGATTTTATTAGGTTTCACAAATTTGTGGCTCGTCCACCATTTTTTAACTTCACGTAGCGAAAGCCTAGCTAGTCTTATTGCACTCCTAATTGTTTTTTCTCTGCCGCTAATACCAGCAAGATACGCTTTTCTTTCCGGTGTCACGCTATCCCTCCTTCGGACAAAAGCTTGTGTTCCTATTCTTGCAGGATTCGCAACGCCCATAATCAAAACACTGCTTGTTCCTGCAAGGCTCTCCCTTTCGCATAATGCAATGGTAGTATTTCCCGTTGCTCATCATTATGCTGTCAAATTCACATTCAAAGCTTTCACAGTTTCCCATTAAAACATACCTCAAATTAAATTTTATTTTGCTGTTTTGGCTCGCTTGTTGTTATTTGTTTTATAAGTTCTTCTTTTCTTTGCCTTCCTGTCGCTATGTTTTTTGCACGACATTTCTTTACTCTTGCTTTGTATTCATCTAACTTCATGTAATCTTTGACATACCCACGAAATGTAGACAAAGGCATTCCACAAATTTGGGCAGCTTCGACTCCAGTAATCTCACCCTTGTTCCAACGCTCAACAGTTTCATCAAAATTGGCTGGCAACGAGGTGCATGGTCGCCCAAATTTTACGCCTCTTTCGCGCGCTGCTGCTATGCCTTCTGCTTGTCGTTTCCTTATGGCTTCACGTTCCATTTGAGCCACATAAGCCAATATCTGCAAAACAAGGTCAGCAATAAATCTACTTGTTAGGTTCCTTTCATCTGCACGAGTATCAAGTAAAGGCATATCCAGCACGACAATATCAACTTGCTTTCCCTTTGTAAGAATACGCCATTGCTCTTGTATCTCGTCGTAGTTCCTGCCAAGGCGGTCAAGGCTTGAAATAAAGAGTACATCGCCCTTTTTGAGCTGTCTGCATAATCTCTTGTATTCAGGACGGTCAAAGTCCTTACCACTCTTCTTGTCGCTGAATATCTCGTTTATGCCAAGTCCGCTCAACTGCGTTAGCTGACGGTCTAAGTTTTGTTCTTTGCTACTTACACGAGCATATCCATATCTCATATCCACATCTCATTAAAACTTACCGCTACTACCGTAACCACCATTGCGTTCACCATCTGCGTTATCGTCAATGGTAATCTCGTATTGGTGGAAAACGCCTTGGCAGAAGCGTTCTCCTTTTTTGATTACGTAATCTTCATTACTGTTGTTTACAATGGCAATGCCAATGTTTCCATCGTTATCCGGATTGTTAGCATAATCCGCATCGATGATGGCAGTACCTTGAGCCACTTGCAAACCGTGCTTTACTGCCAAAGAGGAACGAATCATAATTGCAAGATATTCATTCCGCGGCATAAATGCCTTGACGTTGGTAAAACTTAATTTGCTCAATCCATGAGCAGGACAGTAAATGTCCTCCGTTGCATAGAAGTCATAACCAGCACTATGCTTACTTCCACGTTTAGGAAGTGCAACCCCGCTAATTTTAACTCCTTTTACTGGTGCAAAAAATCTGTTTCGTGTTACCCTTGTTACCATTATCTCTTATTCCTCCCTACTGTATAATCAATGTCAATGTACCCCTTTGCGCTAACACGCTCATTCTTTTCATCTAGAGGTGTTACGTCTACTTCGTCCCAATTAAGCCGCGCTTTGCAAATCTCGCATTCCTTTTGGCAACGATACTCTACTAGTCTGTTTCCACATACACACCGATAAAACCCAAGGTGTGTTTTTACCGGTATTACCATGCTTGGTTTCTTGTCTTTGTGTAACTTCATTCGCTCACCTCAACTTCTTTAAGCCTTCTGCGCCTTTCACTACGCACTGCGCTATATTCCGGATTGTTTATTCTATCCAGCTTGCCACGCACACTTCCTTGACTGCGGTTAAGTCTTTCAGCAATGCTTCGATAGCTATAACCTTGTTCCCTTAGCTTTATAGCAAGTTCCGCGTCTCCATTTGTCCAAGTCTTAACTGATTCCCGCTTCGGGCTATCTAAATAAAGTTCGTATATCCTTCTCCTTACGGCTTCGGACGTGCGATCAATCCTTTTGGATATTTCGATATAGGTTAATCCTTTCCCAAGATAAGCTTTGAGCAGTTCTTCTTCGCTTTTCTTCCAAGGCTTGTTGTAGCAACTCTTGTTGTAAAAATCTATCTTCCGGCGTTCATCTACCCATTTAGGTTCTATGCCCAAGATGTTCTTTTCAGCTTTTGACCAGTTTATTACATGCTTGTTAGTTTCTGCCCACTCCCAAAACTTTTCAATATCTACCTTTAAAACAACGCTGGAACGTATCTTTTGCTTGATTACCGGCAGTCCGTTTTTTAAAAGCTTTTGCTTTATCCAAGAATACGAACCAGTATATCCTAATGCACTTGCAAGCTGGCAAAGTGTCATTACACCGTTCCCATCTTTAAATGCTCCAAGACTTAACCTTGATGCTTTAAGAACTACGGCATTTTGCGTTCTCCCAAGATTTCTGCAGATGGTTTTGAGTGAAGTTTTGCCCCAAGCTTCTTGTAGATAGTCTATTTCTTCCGTTGACCAATTCTTTTTCCTGCCCATAAACGTCCTCAATCTCCACACCATTTCGGCAGCTTGTCCTTTAAGTACGCCGCCAAGCATATACACCCAAAGATAAACATCAATGCCATTACGCATACGCAGTGAAACTAAAACCACAAAAACACTACAAATAATTCCATGCTTTCACCTACCAGTTGTATTCGCCGTTGTTCCATTTCTCAACAGCCATACATACAAAATCTTCTTCCGTTTTAATATCCGGGAACATATCACGCTTTAACACAAGCACGCTTTCTCCACAAATACAGCTAAGTCTTACACCATAACCGGGATAATACTCTATTCTTGCGTAGAGCCACCAGCTGCAACAGTTAGGCTTCTTTAGTTTCATGTCTCGCTTCTTATACGTGTTGATAAATTCCCAGCGACAATGTTCTTTAATCATCTTCTAAATAGTTTCTTCCGATTAAACCCATAAAACGTGTTCTATCGTGCTTCCGTTCATAAAATGCTTGGCATACCCTTTTGAGCCACAAATCCAGCTTCTTGTTGAAATACACTCCTTCTGGTCCTGTATGATGCCATTGACACAAAAGCACCTTGAAGCCGTAGCTTTCGCTTATCTTCCGTAAGGCTGTGCCATAAAAGATGTGGTGGCACTGCAAGTTTCTTGTAGAGCCACATATAAAGCAACGCTTTTCTTTTTGTAAAATGCTGTCCGTTTATCACACCGCCTTTCGCTTCTTCCTCTCAACGTCTCTTATCTTCCCTCTAATGCTGCGCTCACTACGCCCAACCTTTGCGGCTATGTTCTTAAAACTCAAGCCTTGGTTTCTTAATGTAAAAATCTGCTCTATCTCGGTATCTGACCAGCTTCTTTTTGCTTCCAACCTTGGTTTTGGTAAGTAGTAATCGTAGCACCTGCGCTCTATGGCGCTTGCCGTTCTGTTTAGCTTTTTGGCAATCTGCTCCACACTAAAGCCACTATTGATGTAATGTATTAGGTTTTGGTGTTCCGTAGCCGTCCACTTCTTAGTGTAATTAGGGCGATTTGCAATATCCTTTTTCCGTTGCTCGTCTACCCACGCAGGTTCAACGCCTAAGATGTTAGGCTCTACTTTTGCCCAGTTAATAACATCTTTGTTTTTCCCTGCCCACGTCCAAAACTTTTTAAATTTTACTTTTAGTACAGTTCCGTTATTTACCCGCTTGTTGTATGCCGGCAAGCCAGCTTCTAGTAATCGTTTCTTGTACCAAGCATAGCCAGTGTATACACCTAACGCTCTTGCAAGTTCAGCATAGGTCATATCATCTGTGGCCAATGCGTAAGGGCCAAGGTTTAGCTTTCTTGCCATTTTGCTTATGCCCCCAACGCTACGTTTCATTTTGCCAGCTAAATATTTTTTGCTTACCGTTGTTCCCCAGTTCTCAACCAAAAAGTCTTTTTCTTCTTGTGTCCAAGTTTTGTTTCTTCTCATAAGCCCTCCCTTATCTCCAAAAAACAATGCCAACGTCAGAATGGCTTTGCCAATATACTTCTTCTTTGCGCCATATCGTCCAGTAGTTGCTTGTGTATACTTGGCGGGAGGTTGCTGCCCAAGAGGTAGTTGGCATTGTTTTTTGGAGATAATCGTGTTTTTTATTGCTCTTTTAGCCATTTAGGTAACTTTTCTTCCGGCACGGGGTAGCGGGCAAATCGTAGCCACGCTACATCCTCTGCCGTAAGTTTTGCCTTTTCTAAAATCTTGTCACGCTTAAATTGCCTGTAACACTTCCAACTACACAAGTAATATTTCTTAGTGTTCGCTCCTTTTGTATATACGTAGCCATTGCCCCTTGCCATTTCCAGAGTAAGCGCTATTTCTTTATTGCATACAGGACAATGCCTTACTGTGAATTTATCAACACCGTTCCTTTCGCCTATCATTAGCTTTCCAATACCTCCGTTGTAATTTGCTCCACCCTTGCCGTTACCCTTAACCTTTCAGCCTTGGGAGCAAATATTCTCTTGTGTGCCTTGTTACTGAAAGCTATTAACGCTTCCTTTGCAGCTTCGTTCCTATGTTCTGCCAAGGTTTCGTCAAATACCTGGCACATAATCTTGAAGTGTTCACGCTCGCTTATGCTTACGCTTTTTCCCATGTTTATTCCACCTTTCGCTGATGTGGTATTCCTCGTCACAATCCTCGCAAACGTATAAATGTGGTTCGTCCCTATTAAACTTGCTCACATAAAATTCCCTCTCGCAGATTTGACATTGCTTCTTGATAGCCATTATGCGTATCTCATTCCTTCCGGAGTTTGCTTCCAAGCTTCAAACTTGGCTTGCAGTTTGTGGTCTTTAAACTTGCCGTCAGCACCTACAAGATTGCCCAACATTTCGGTAATAGAGCAGCCAAGTTCACGTGCAGCACTCCTGCTGATGATGCCTTGTTCTGCCACTATCTTTAACTTACGTTCCTTCTTCGCCGCCATTACTTACCTCCTACTGTTGTACCAATAATGGAATGATGATGCGGTCGCCAGTTTGAAGCGCCCTAGGAGTTTCAAGCATTCCGTTTACGTGTCTGATTGCGAAAACAAACCTTGCGTAATCGTTAGGTCCTTTATGTAAGTCGATATACTTTCTTGCTATATCGTGTACCGTTCTCTCGGCAGGAGTGACCACGTGCATTACGTTTATTCTTACCAGTTCCGGTTGCTTTACCTTTTCTTCTTCCTTCGTGCATACAATCATCACTACCACTGCGATCGCAAGCACCAAAAACATCTGTAACATTTTGCTCATCATCTTTTCTTCTACACCTCTCCTTATGACTATCAATGCTTCATCAGCCAGTAGCAGCCACCAACGGTGAATGCTAGAAAGCTATAGCAGAAAAATTCTGTCATAAGGCTTGCTCCTTTCTCGTGGATTTGTTTTTGCTTTTACAGTTCGCTATAAACAACGCCTGCAATAATCAGCGGAAGCGCGAATGTGCAAAAGTACCAGCCAATTCGCCAACCAGTTTTATTCCACCAAGTTGCCATGAGGTGTACCTCCTTCTTATTTAATTTTTATATAACAGCCGTAGGCTTGTCATAACCAAGTTTCTAAAATCACCTTATCGTCTTCTTCATCCCTTGCGAATCGTGCCAAGCCTAATTCCTCAATGGGTATCTTACTCACTACTTCTTCGTAGGTCTTGCCAAGTACGATTACCTGCAACGGATTAACGTTGTTTTCTTTGGTGAGCGAAGGTCTCGCTACGTATCTACCGGGGTAGTCGCTAGGATTGTAGTAGATGGTAAACGCCAGCAAAGCCTTTGCTCTTTTGGCACTTTCCTTTAACACGTCCACCCTAAAGTGTTTTACGATAAAGTCTTTTTCTCTAGCCACTTTTATAACCTCCCGCTTTCTCTAAGGTATTTGTCGCATTCTTCCGAAGTGGGTAGCGGTACGTTGTGTTCCCTAATGTACATCAAGGCTACCCACCAGCCATAGTCTGCTATCTTGTATTTTTCGGTCATTTGTTCCAGCTTGTATGTCTGGTACATTGCAATCGCCGCCAACATCAAGATAATAATATCCTTGTTATCCATTACGTCTTCCCTCCGGTGCAAGCGGGCAGCACTGCCACCCGCTACGCAGTTTTTTCTTGCTCTTGAGTTTCCACCCTCATTTCCAAACCATACAGCAAGCCTACAAGCATTGCTCTTTTGTTCGGAGTGCTGGTTGCAGATTTGAGCAGTTCTGCAACTTCCTTGTCTTCAACCTCAAAGGTTGCAACTTTAACTTCTTCCATTCATACCTCCTAACTGCCCCGCAGGTCCCTACTGCGGGGGCTTGGTTTATATGTGTAGCATTAGCTACTATTACGTCTAAGAAAAAAGAGTACAACTCTAAGAAAGTACAAGCCACACGCACCTACATTCATTCTGCGCTAAAAGCACTCGGTGACCCTTCGCATATTTGATGAAGCACGGTTCGTGAAACCAGCCTTTAGCTAATCGTGCCTTTGTCAACCTATCCACTCTCTCACTCTCCTTTTTTATTTGAACACCGCCCTCGTGGGTGATATTATGTAGTTGCCAAACATTCATAATGAAGAAAGGACGGTGTTCTATGCCTATTTCTAACGATGCCTACAAGCTTCTAAAATATATTTCAGAAAATACTTGTAGCTATGATGATATTTCTAAATTTCTTGACGAAAAATACGATGGCAACAAAACCTACGAATTTTTAAGCCGTTATGGTTATATCGTACTTGAAGATAAATTCGTTTTGTCCGAGAAAGGTAAGGTTGCTTTGGAATCTTACAACCGCTTATCGAAAGCGGAATGTAAAGCAACTGTTGCCATCTGGGTAAGCGCAGGAAGCCTTGTGGTTGCTATTTGCGCACTCTTTATGGCCTGAAAAACAAATAAGCTTGCACCATTATTCCAACTATTGCTATTGCAAGTCCGCACCAGCTTTTATATTCAAGTTTTTTATAAAAGCTTCCCTCTGCTTCGTGTGCCTTGTTTTTTGCTGCACGCCTGCGCTTTAATTCCATAAGCACAAGCACGCCTGCTTCTACTCCGTATTTTTTTAGCAAACAGTAGACTTCAAAGCTTTTTGTTATGTCTATTCGCACATCAAAGTAATTGTGATTGTCAACCTCTAAGACATCTTCTATAAACCAGTCACTACTTAACCCTAACGCACAAGAAATCGCAGTAGCTTCTTCCCTCAAGTCTTCAACACTAACATCTTTTGCACAAGCTTCATCTAACTTTTGGAGCGCTTCCTCTAAAGTGTAGATGTTGTCTTTATGCTCCATGTTCTTGGTTGGCATATTGCTAAGCCTTTTCAACCTTTCACGCTCCTTTGTGGAATTAAAAAATCGTGCCTTGAATGGCTCAATTCATTCTTTGAGTGAATTATACCACGCAATGCAGGGCTTGTAAATACTTTTCATAACTAATTTTCATTCTTTGCGTGATTTTCTCTTTACAAAAGTGTAGCAATTCTGTTATACTAACCTTGCAACGAAGTCTTGCATCGGAATTTTGGCTTAGTTGCTTGTGAGGTGAATTTTATGAATCAACGTTTATTTGAATTAAGAAAGACTTTATCGCTTAGTCAAGAAGCTTTTGCAGCAAGAATAAATATCAAACCTTCCACTATTGGTGGTTATGAAAAAGGCAGACGTGTTATTACAGAACGTACCGTTGCTGACATTTGCCGTGAGTTTAACGTCAATGAGGATTGGCTTCGCAATGGCGAAGGTCCAATGTTTCGACCACCCAAAGGTATCAATAATGAATTTGCAGCACTTGCCGCCGAATTGATTAGTGATGATACAGAAGATGCTGAATGGGTAAAGGATAAATTCATTCGTTATAAACGCTTGCCAGAAGAAGAACGTAAAATATTTGTAGCTACCCTAAAAAAATTATTTGCCCAAGAATAAGAAAAGCACCAACCGAGAAAAGTTGGTGCTTATTTTTATAAACAACAAAACCCTGCTCCATTACCGAGCAGGGTTTATTTTATAAGTCCGTTCATTTGTTGTTATTCCCTATTAGTGCGTCTACAAAATCTTTGATTATCCATAAAATGTTCAAATCGTCTATGCTTTCAATTTTACCAATCAACATTTGTTGTACTTCTGCGCTATCCACTTTATTGCGCCCCTCTCGCTTTTAATGCTTGATTATTATAATCCTTGCATTGTCTCCACGCCCCTTTTATAATCTTTACGTGTTTATTATAATCTTATCGCCGCCAAGATGTGTGTCAGCCATTGGTGTAATTAGTAAAATAATTTTGAATTTACTTTTGTTTATAAGATTTTGGGTGTAAAATGAAAATACCACGGCAAGATAGGGATGTGCCGTGGCTTTTCGGAAAGGTGTAATGTTTTTTGATGTTTTGACCAAGAGAGGGAAAATCTTTTGGCCTATCTGGGATATATTTATCATACTCCATTTCATTTGACATTTCAACCTTTAAATTTATGATTTTTTGTTGTAGACGTTGGAGGTCTTTATGGATAACGCTGTTATTTACGCTAGATATTCTTCTTCTCACCAAAGGGAAGAATCCATAGAGGGACAAATTAGGGAATGTACTGCTTATGCTGCAAGGCAAGGCTTGCAGATTATCCAAGTTTATATCGATAGGGCAATTAGCGGCCGCACAGATGAACGCCCACAATTTCAGCAGATGATAGAGGATAGTAAGCAGCATCTTTTTAGCAATGTCATTGTATATACCTTTGATAGATTTGGGCGTGATAGATATTTGCACGCTGTTTATAAACACAAACTTAAAAAGAACGGTGTGCGTGTATTGTCTGCCAAGGAACACATCGATAATTCTCCAGGCGGTGTCTTAATGGAATCCGTCTTGGAAGGTATGGCTGAATATTACTCTTTGGAATTGGCTCAAAAGGTTAAGCGTGGCCAAACAGAAAACGCTCTTGCAGGGAAATGGACCAGCGGCCCCGTGCCTTGGGGGTTTGCACGTGATGAAAATAAAAGGATTATAAAACACCCTACCAACAACTACTTCCTGCAAAAGGTTTGCGAAATGTACGCCAATGGAGCAACCTTTGTTGATTTGCAAAATTATTGCAAGGAACATGGAGTAAAAAATAATCGTGGAAACGATTTCAACAAGGATAGTTTTGCTCGAATTTTGGCACAGCCAATGAATATTGGTTTGTTCAAATGGAATGATGTTGTCATTGAAGATTACATAGAGCCTACTATTCCTAAGGAAATGTTCAAGGCTATCAACAAAAGGCTTGACGAACGTAAATGGAAAGGAAAGATTAACGTGAACAAGAGCGAAAGATATGCACTTACACCACGTTTTCATTGTGCAGAATGTGGTGGTATGATGAATGGTATGAGTGCAAAAGGTAGTGCTGGTGAACAACACTTTTATTATGTGTGTGCCAACAAACGCCGTAAATTAACAGATTGTGATATTCCACCTATCCTGCGTGACGAATTGGAAGACGCTATTTATGAACACGCATTAAGCATTTTATCTAACCCTGCCAATATCGAAGCCATTGCAGAAGAAGCAATCGCCGCCAACAATGCCTATGTGGATAATGAATTGATAGCAATGCAACAAAGGGAACGTGAGCTGAAAAAGATTGTCGAAAATCTAACCAAGGCAATAGAAATGGGTACAACCTCCATTACCATACTGCAACGCATTGAAAGCACCGAAAGCGAATTAAAGGAATTGCAGCAACGCATTCAGCAACGCAAACTTTTATCCCCCAGCAACATCATCGAAAAGCAGCACGTTGTATTCTTTTTGACTCATATCGCACATCTTGCCAAAGAGGAAGGCAAAGAAAAGGTTTTGCGTTCTCTCGTGAACAAGGTTGCCATTCAAAAACAAAAAGACAGCAACGACGAATACATCGTTACTGTCCGTTATAACTACAGCGACACAGCCACTTTGAAATCTTCTCAAGATTTCCTTGCTACTGTCCGTAAAAATTCTCAAATGGTGATGTATTCGAGAGTTTTTGCGGGAAAACTTTACCAAGACGGCTGGCAAATATCTTTTATCTTCCACAGAAAAACAAAAAGGAAAGTTTTGGCTTGAATCGCTAAAGGCAACTCTTGTATATTTTGCAAGAGTTGCCTTTTTATTTTCTGTGCTAATTTTTGATGTGTTTTGCCGTATTTTCTCGGCTTTTTATTCACAAATTATTCACGCAGTTTATGCCAACTTCGCCACTACAATATGTGCATTGGTTACTGTCGCAGGAACATCAATGGTTACTGTCAAATTGCCTGTGTTGGTGTTATACCCACAGCAACTGAAAGGAACATGTATCAACGCCCCAAAGCTTACGTGTTCAGTTTCGCCAGCCGTTGCAGTATAAGTAGCTTGCGCGCCCGGTACTGCCACATTGCTATCCAAAAGTTGCAAGGTTACCTCACCTGCAGCAGTAGCAAGTACATCAGCATCTACCGCCACAAGATACAAACCCGCTTTTAATAATTTCACGCTAGCACCGCCAGTATGAAATATGCTTCTACCCGTCCACACGTTATTTTGATTAAATTCCAAAGTCCCGCCAGTTGCAGCAGTAAACTCTTGCGCTGCAATAGTTACCGCATCAAGTGCAGATTTTTGATAGATTTCATTTGCCATTATTCTTACCTCCATTCAAAAAGGGCAAGCATAAAGCCTGCCCTCTATGCTCTATTAAAGAGTGTCCAGTTATTAAGCTGCCCAGTTGTTACCAAAGCCACCAAATCCACAACCACAACCACCATAACCTACTGCTTGATACGGATTAACTGCCGCATAAGCAGGAATAGGAGTGGGGCGCAGTGCGTTGATTAAGGTTGCGTTTTGGGACAGTTGGCTGAGTTGGAATTGTGCGCTTTGCAGTTCACGGTCTTTTTCGTTTACTCTATCACGCAAACCTTCAATTTTTTCAGACAAGATTAAGCTTCTAGTTGCTTCACCTTCGCCATGAATAGCTTGTACGATGTTGCAACCAGTGCGTTCGATGTTGTTGTTTGTGGTGCAGCAGCAATCGCTGATTGCATGTTGAGTTTGGTTGATTGCGCCAGTTACTGCATAAGTGCTGTCGCAAATACCTTGTTGAATGCCTCTCACGCCTGCACGTAAATCTTGGTCATTCAAGCCTTGGTTAAGTTCAAAGGGAGTTACGCAATTATGATTGCAGTAGTCACCATTGCCGTTACCGTTATTGTCCCAACCCCAGCCGCCGTTACGCATCATACCATACATCATCATCCACGCTAACGGGTTATTCCACATTGCCATACCATTTTCCATGCCATAACCTCCCATACCTCTTTGGGACAGAAGCATTGCATCACCTAAACCGATGCCTGTCATACCCATACCTTCGCCTGCCATTTTAAATACCTCCTTTGCGAATTTGAAAATCTCTTTGACCATTACCGTTGTAATCGCCATTCATTTGTTGCCCATTGCCGCCATAACCGCCACATTGGGCATTGCGTATGCGGTCATCATCAATGCCGGGGTAGTGGTTGTTGTGCTGATTATCGCCAGTCATTGTAAGTCTACCCATATAGCCATCGCCGTTCTGCGTGTAGCCTATTTGTTGACCATCTGCATTGCCATAAAATCCTCTATTTCGCCTTGCCATTACTTGCCAGTAAATCGGATTCATCACCACTACCTCCTTTCATTTGCAAATATCCTTGTATCATTTGACCGATTTCTTCACGTGTCACATAGTTGCCCATTGCTCCACCCGCAGGCGGGTACATCGGCGCTTCTTGGAATCGGTACACCTTAACAGTAGGAATACCAACTCTGTCAACGCTTACGCAGTAAAACACAGGTTCTTCCTTGTCGAAAAATACCTTGTCTGTGTCCGGCTGATTTGCCATTGCGTAGGCTTGCTGTACACCGTCAATAAAAATCGGCTCTCCGATGGGTGCTTGGCGTTCTTGTTGTCCCATTCTTTGGGACATACCCATCATCATAGGCGGCATCATTCCTAACGGTCCCATTCCCATTTGCGGCATTGGAGGGAAACTCATTTGTGGATAGCCACCGCCTGGCAAAGTGTTGTTGTAAGCCATAAACCTTGACCTCCTTTCTCTTTGCTTGCCTATAATTTACTGCTAAAACAGCTTTGCAACGTATCAGCTATCTTGCAGGGAATTGGCATAAAACTGTCAGCAAATTGTCAATACGAAATAAAAAATACCGAATTAGAAATCTAACTCGGTTAATTGCGTTAAAACGTATTTAAATGCGTGATTACGCATTTAAAAATCTCGTGATTTTACTTTCGCTGCAAATAAAAAAATCGAGTGGGCATTCAAACCCACTCGATACTACTCGATACTACTCGATACTACTCGATACTTAGCTTGCCAGTATAACTTGCGCTCGTTCGTAAAACTCACGCATTATTCGGCATACTGTGCTTTCACTAATATTTAGTTTTAAAGAAGTTTCTACTATCGAAGCATTGCGTAAAACTCGCATCCTCACAACGGCTTCTTCCTGTTCCGTCAGCTTGGCTTCATGTAATATTTTTTCAAAGTTTTCACGTAGTGACTTTTTGATTAGTTCCCTCGTATATCTGCGTTCCACGTCCATAATGTACCCCTCTTTATTATGTCCGCTTCCCACCTATTTAGTAATAACAACCAGTCCTAAAAAGAAGTATGCTAACGTTCGCTGCGCTCGAAGCCTGCGTTGGATAGCTTCCTGCTTCTTCCGCTCTGCTTCAATTTGAGCCGTCAATTCCTGCAATGATTTCTGCGTTCTCTCTTGCCAATCTCTCGCACTCTCCAAGTGTGCGTTCGAGTTCGTTAATTCCCTCTCGGAAATCGTTAAAAGTTCCTCGATTTCCGTTAATCTGTTCTTTAGCGTTTCGGATTGCTTCCGCAGCGTTATTGCTTGCAGTTTGGCTTCGTTCAATTTCAATACCAATTCCTGCTGATTCTGCTTTAACTGTTCCCATTGTGCAGTTGGTATCATTTTGTAACCTACTGATACTGGGGCTTGCTGTGCCACAGCTACGGAACAGGAAGCACACAGCCAAGCCAATGCCAGCAACAGTAAGCGCTTGGTTAAGGTTGACTTTTTCAATCATTTTCAACCTCCTTTATTACCATTTGTTTATCCACTTAAAACAACCAAGACGTGCGTAATGTAGAATTTCGTCAGTTGTTAAAGGCTCTACTTTTCGCATTTTAGGTTTTTCCCATACCTCACTAATAGCTTCGCCACAAATAATCACGCCTGCGCCAACGCTTCTTGTCATATCTAAAATTGTTTTTTCGTGTTTGTAAAATAATTCTTTTGGCATAGCATAATACAATGCTCTGACTTTGGAATTATCGTGGTAATGTTTTTTGTCAAAATCTGCCTTGAAGTCAGAAAGCGAAATTTTTATTTCTACTTCCGTTAGATAGTTGTTTTTGTTGATGTAAATAAAATCAGCTTCATACATACCATCTTCCATAAGCAGGACATTTGGCATAGTAATATAACCACGCTCTATGCCATAAGTTTTGCCCAAAATCCATTGTATAGTAGCTTCTGTATATTCCAAACAACCACCTCCTATCGGTTAATTATCGGTTAAACCAACTTTCGCAAACCAGTTTAACCGATAAATTTTGCCCACAAGCCACCCGTCTATTAAGTTCCAAACAATAAGCAACCCACAGACTAAGTGGCCCTCGCAGGGCAGATTATTTACTCAAACCACACGTATTGCCCCGTGCTTTGCCCATCATCTCGCATGTCAACGTGGACAAAATCAGCTTCAATGTAGATGCCTACACCATCGAATAAGCCTTGGCACAATTCGCCAAGCTGGCATGCAGTATAGCCATCTACCCATATATCAGCAGCACAGCCTTGAACGTGTTGGCTGTTAGATACACCACCAACTACTTCGTTGTGTTCTGGGCAACGATACCCATTCGTTACGTGGATAGGTCTGCCAACTGCTTCACGTAAGGTTTCTAAACCTTCAAGCAGTTCTTTGCTAATGCCATCTGCAGGTAGCTGGCCGCAATGGTGGCAGGCAAATTCTGCTCTGCTAAAATGTTCGCTTAGCATTATTGCTCACCCTTTCTCTTGCCTTAAACTCACTTCCACCTTTAGGAAAGTATGCAGGACATTCTATTTTGCTGACTTCTTTATCTACAAGAGTTTTAGCAATAGCCATCAAAGTAAATATTACGCAAGCGATTATTACCCACAACATCTCTATCGCCTACCTTTCAACGCTACTGGTACTGCTTCACGCAAGCCAATGGCAAATGCAAGCATAGTTAAGAAGTCAGTTACATTGTTAGGGAAGTCACCGCTTACAATGGCTTTGTAGAAGGCGAAGGCTAAGGTGATGGCAAACGCTACCACCAAAACCAGTATGCCAAGTTCTTCCCTGCTGACACCGTCAGTAACATCGATGTTCTTTTCTTCGCAGGACATATAAATCACTCCTTCCTGCAAGTGCAGTTCACACAGCGTTGCTCAACTTCGTGCATACGCTCACACAGATTATCAATTCGCTTTTGTGCAGATTTCACATTCTGCTCCACTTCTGCAACGTGGATTTGTGTTGCCGTGCTGTCTTTTCTTAAATTTTCCACTGCGTCAGCCAGTTTTTCCATCGTTGACTGCAACCCGTCAATGCTTGTTTGTAATGGCTTAACGATTAAGTAAGTCACACCAAGCACTACAAGGCTAACAATGGTGTTCAGGTTTCCAATTTCCATTACTTCCTCCTATTACTCGACATATCCCTTATGCTGAAACTTCATAACATCTTCGCATTTTACGCCTACTACCGTGTATGAATACTGGCTCTTAATTACGTCAGCCACATTCACGTTGAAGTATTCGGCTATAATCTGCTTAATGTCATCTGTGTTTAATACTATTGCGCTTTTCATTATGTCACCACTCCAGTTTGGGCAATTCGTATATGACCTCTTCCAAAGACGGTATAGGTCTTGTGCCAGTTTTTACTTCTGCAAGAATATCCCAACACTTATCCCAAACGGCAGTATTCCATGCTTTAACAGCTTTGGCTTCTGCTGCATATTGAGGATTAGGGCTATCGGTATATCTTGCAATACAAGTGTCAATGCTGTCATAGTGTTTTTCGGCTACAACCGAGTTCATCCACGCTTCAATTTCCTTTTCTAACGCATCTTGAATTTCTTGCTCCGTGGGAAGCGGTTTGAAACTCCAAGCTCCTTCCCTGCCATTCCAAACAGTTGTATATCCATCTTTGAAAACTGGTTTTATCCAAGTCGAACAGGCTTCAAGCGCATATACTATTTCACCTTTGCACAGAGAAGTAAACTCATCAATAGCCGCTTCCTTTTCACCGACATACACGCCAGTTTCTTCATCGTATAAATACATTTTCATTTCTAACACCTACTTTCCATACAATGACTTATATAAATTTTGGACATTAAATCTTTGTCTTCTGCTCATAACTTTGTAGTACCCACCATACCAAGAGCGGAACATCTGTTCAACAATCTCGCATTCAAGCTGTCCATTTGCCACTTTCTTATGGATCTTCTTTAGCTTTCTGCGCATGGCGGTTAATCTTTTAGGATTTATTTGCTCAACAACCTTACCCGTACCGGTTAAGAAATAACTGTTTTGTAAAAATCTAAACTTCTTTGACAATTTGCAAATCCTTGTTTTTCGCAGGTTTATGATTATGCCCAATTTATCAGCTTCCTTCAGGAGTTCTTCCAACAATATTTTAAGTTCTTCCTTGTCATTAGAAATAATGTAGGAATCATCCATGTATCTACCGTAATACTTCATCCCCTTTACAATCTTAATGTAATTGTCAAGACGCGTCGGGAAGTATATACCAATGATTTGACTGCTTTGGTCACCTATGTCTAGCGATTTATCAAGAAACTTCTTGCCGGTCTTTAAAGAAGCTGGCACCTTGTTATATTCGAGTGCAGAAAACTTGCTGTGCATCAGCTTATTGATTTCCTCGTTACTCATATACGAAACATCTATGCGAAAGTTTCTAAAAATTTCCTCTAAAAGCCAAATACTATATTCGTCTTTCAAGTGTTTTGCGACCTCTCGCATAGCCAAGGCGTGCCTAATGTTGTCGTAATATCCGCTGAAATCTATGAGCAATATGTAGCCTTCGTTCGTATGATACTTGGCAAAATATTTACGGAGATGCACCTTTAACCTTTTTCTGCTCAGTGATATTCCCCTGCCTTTAACCGAAGCACAGTTATCATAAATCAGCTTTGGCCTTAACACTGGTTCTAGTACATTGTCGCAAAGAGAGTGCCTGACTATCCTGTCCCTAATGTTCGAACCGTGTATCATCCTTGTTTTGCCGCGTTCGTGTAACACGAAACCATATCTAGCGCCGCTTTTGTAAGTTCTGGTTTCAAGTTCTTTTTGCAGTTTTGATATTTCTGCAAGCCAGTTAATTTCAAACTTCTGCGTATGCTCTTTCCACGGACTGCTCTTACGGCTTTTCAAAAAGGCTTTGTATAGGTTGTTTGCATCAAAAATTGTATGTTTGCTCATGATTTAAAATGTTATATCGTGCTGATAGCAACATCAGACGTATCTGGTTGCGTCACGTTTGTTATTTAGCCTTTCAGCAAGGACAACCTCTCCTTTCAGCTTGCGTAGCGACGGTTAAATTTATACCTTTTATGCTACGTTGTGAAATCGGGCGAACGCCATTAGAATTGGACGCATCGTTGTTGTTGCAATTCCCGTTGTTGTTCACATTCGCAAAGTTGGTCGAGTTGGCAACGAGTTCAGAGGTTGCCCTGTCTTATTATTTATTTTCGTTTAATGCTTTATGGTATTTGTTATCTGATTTTCTCCAAGCTTTCAAAAGCATTTCTTCCCTTGAAATCTCATCTGCAAACCTCGTGTACTTGTTTATATTTACAGGCAGGGTCTTTATCGTATATTGAAGTTCTTGCATTAACACAGAACAATCACCGATAGCTTTATTTTGATGTTTCCTGCGCTCAAGGCATTCTCCTAAGGTTGTGGTGGGTGTCTTGTTCGCTTGGAAGATGTTGTACATCATGCTGCGCAAAATGCTTATGATGTAATCTCTTTCGTCTTTGATAAACCATTGTTCACGAGCCATTCTTCTTTGCTTTTGGGATTCGGTTTCGTTTGGGTTTTCCTTAAACTTATAATGAAAATCACAAAGCAATAAGTCGGTGATGTCATCTCTAAGTTTATACGCATGGCTAATCACTTCAAATTTCGACTCTCGTCTTTTACTTTTCAGAACAGTCATTTCGTTGCCTCATTTCACCACCCGCTCTCGCGGGTGAGATTGCTAGATTAATAGATGTTGAAAGCGGGGCGAACGCCAATAGAATAGGACGCAACGTCGCGGTTGCAAAACCCGCCGCCGCTCACAGACGCAAAGTCGGTCGAGCCGGCAACGTCTCTAAGCCAATAACTTTCACGAATATGTATCATTCTTGGGTTAAGTGCAAAAAGCGGATATTGGCTATTGTCTACAAAATAGTTCCCTCTCCAATTTGTTCCTGCATAAGCATTCTTCCAAATGATTGTGCCATATACGTTCACTTCATTCATTAACCACACCGTTGCATCAACCCACGAGCCTACTGTATTTTCATAACCACTACTATCCACCGAATCTTGAAATAGTTGCCTAATAACTAGAATGTGGTCGGAACCGAAATCGTTGGCAATAGTATTTTTTGCTCGGTCAAGACCGCTGGTATACATAGCAGAACCCACATACGCGCCAGTGGTTATATTAGTTGAGTTCATCGAACCATAATACATACATTTTAACGGGACTACCGTGATATGATGCGTTGTGTAAGCAGCATCACCACAGTTGTAGTAATAATCAAATGCTGCTATCACATAAGTAGTACCATTTATAATCCAATAGTCACCGATAAACATATCATCAAAAGTGCCTGCCCTTATTGCAGCAGATTGTGCTGCAATCAACGCACTTCCCAAATACTTTCCACGGTATATGCTATTGTGGTAGCCAGCTATGCTAAGCACGTTGTCGGTTGGCGGTTTGAAGCTATTTATGTAATCCTCAATTTCCGCAAACGCTTCTTTCACCCTAAGCGGTGTCATAACCTTTTCGTTGTCAGTTCCTGCTTCTGCTTCGGCTTGGGTGGCATATTCAATGCCTAAATTTTCCATTGGAATAACTTCTTTACTCCAATGCTTCCAGCGCAGCTTCCAAAAGCAAGTTCCGTCACTTACGTTATCGCCGCCAACTTCGCCCCAAGAAGGCTCTGTATTACTACTCTTGCCACCATTCGTTGCAACGCAAACCGCTTCTGCCCCATTCGGCATATTAGACGAAAACACTACATGTCCGTTAGGGTAGCTTGTTTCTGGTTGCCACAAGCCAACGTCAACCATTGCAGTTACAAGTATATCCATATTTCGGAAATAGTCTTGTGCTTCTGCTGACGTTGTATAATTTTCTTCTGTTAAGAAGTTGTCATAATTACTAAAATCTAATTTTAAAGGCAAAGACATTTGCTATACCTCCTCTCTAATAAACCCCTGCCACGTAATATCTGCTACAGTGCTTACTGCAACGCCAGTATCGTTTACCAGTTTAATTACGCAGGGATTTTTGCTTTCTATCCTCGGATAAATGGCTTTACCATCCACCAATGCTATACTGTCAATTCGTACCGCCGTAGTGTAATAATTAGGCGTTGCTATAGGCAATGTTACGCCGCTCGTAGGAACAACCAAATTCTCAAAATGCTCCATTCTATCTGGCACGTCAATAACTGCCATAAGACTACGCAGTATCGTTTCTTCCTTACCAGCAACAGAAGTAAATTTGATTTCTACTTCGTCACCTGCATTCACTTTGAATTTAGCAGCGTAAGGCTTCCACAAATTGTCCTCTTTATTCACTATGCGATACATAATGCTTGCAGGCCCTTCAATATCATACAAGAAGTAGAAGTTACCGCCTGCCAGCGCAGTTATGCTTGCGGTCAACTCAAATTCCGTATAACTTACTTCACCCCAAAATGGGTCTGTCGGATTGCCCCAGAAACTGCTTTCCGGTGTTTTCCAAAACGCAGTACTTTGTTTTGCGTGTACGAAACCATCTTCCAAGATGCTGCCGTTGGTTTCAACTTCGCTCCAATCGTTGTCAGCAAAATTTACTTTATACAGTACGTTATCCTCTAGCGGTTCTGCAAAATCCACAAGCACGCTTGCAAAGTTTCTGCTTTCGTTGCCACTTGTATTCACAGCCTTAACCATAATGACATGCTTGCCTTGACGGACAGTGCTTGTTTCGTAAGGGAACGCTGTCAGTAAGCCATCCTGCACATCAAAGGCTGTGTCCCAATTCGGCACGTTGCTTTGAATGTACTTCATTCTGAAACCAGCAATGTTGTTGATTTCCGGATATGTAAAGTCTATGTAGTACCGCCTTGTTCCGTTAGCAGATACTTCTACGTCAAGAGCATCTACATCTGGCGGGATTGTGGTTCTGTCTTGTATCGTATAGCTAAAGGCTGATACATCAGCAAGGCTTTGCTCGTTGCTGTCAAAGATGTTGAACGAAGTAAACTTGAAGTAAACAGTTTTGCCAATATCTTCATCTAGGAATGTAGGCTTGATTAACGCATCATCACAACGCACTACTTGCACGCCTGCTTTATGTGCTTTCGCCACAGTACCAAACTGTCCACGTACAAGTCCGTCAAGCCTGTAACTGCCGTTAGACAGAAGCGTAGCGTTTGCGTAGGACAGGCTTTCGCCATCTACCCACAACAAGGTATTGCCACGCTCGGCATCTTGCGTTGTACCGCTTACCAGTTGCCCATTTATGGCTACTTCAAGGCTAGTCGCATCAGCAGTAATGGCACTTACCAAATCGCCCATTCTAGCAGCGTAGTTTATTCTGCCTACTTGCCTGTAATTGTCTTGATTGTCACTAACCCACACATTACAGCCACCCCAAGTAGTATTGTTTTGCCCTTTGGCAGCAATCCAAATCTCATTGTCATTGTGCATGAGCATTGCATCTGGCTGGAAAATAGCAGGATAATCAATCCACCCCGGCTCAAAGTTGAAATCCATAAAAGGTCTGTCCGTTTCGTGAACGTCATAAATCGCTTCTGAATAATTGCCCTGCGCCCTGCTTACTGCTGTAATCGTAAGCGCGCCACTTGCATCCTCGGTTACGCTGTTAATACAGCACACAACTTTTTCCAAGCCAATAGCAGGGTCAGTAAGCGTTACCAAATCGCCAACTTCCAAACGGCAGAACGCCCACCCTAGCTTAAAGGTGTATTGGTTGCGCTCATACTTGTTCTTGCGTGCCTGTTCCTCGGCAATTTTTACTGCACGTGCTTTTGTGTAGATATAGTGCGCCTTAACTGTCGGTGCTTGCCTTACTCCATAGTTTTGAATATCTGCAACGTCCTCATAGCTTACGCTCTCTTTTTCGTAGCCATTGCTGCGATTTAAAAACTCAACAGTGAAGCGGTTATAGATTTCGCTACTGTCCTTACGTTGGAAGGTAACCATTGCGCCACCACTTTGAGGCAAGAAGTCATCAGGCGTTAAATCGTAGGTTACTGTTCTGTTAGGTTGCCAGCTTCCTACAGGTCTATCTGCAAGCGGTACGATTTTGAATTTATCGTTGCTCCAAAAAACATACGCATTGGTTAGCTGTGCAATTTCATTGACGATTTCCCTTGCCTGTTGCGTGTCCGTTGCATCGGCTGGCGTGCTGATTAGGAGATTAGCTTGCTTGCAGTAATTTCTGTAATTATCAATGCCAACAATTTCCACATCACCCATTCCGATTTTATTCAGAATGTAGAGGATATAGTCAGCAGGATTAACGTCTACACCATCACCAGTGGAAAGCAGCTTGCCTTTGACTTCAAAATTGAACGTAGGCATACTGCCATTACTGCCAAGGTCAATTACGCCTGCCATGTAAGCAAGTCCAGGATAAGACAATGCCTGTTCTGGGTGTTTACCTACAAGATAAGACCAAGGCGCTTGGTTCTGCGTACCCTTGAACAACGTCAAGCCAATTTTCTCGTTCGGATAATTGTACTGTTCCTTGCCTATCCAAACTTTTCCAACGTTGCTAACTTCGCCCTCGCACAAGCCTAGAATCGCTGCCACAGTGTAGGTATAGCTGATAGTAGTTGTCTTACTGCCACCACCTTTACCTGCACGTTGCGTTTCTCTGTGTTCGTGGGCTGTGAAATCGTTCCAGTAAATTACATTGCCACTTATACGTGTAGTTCCTAAAATTTCCATAACGCTACTACCATATTCAGCAGTGTTGACGGAAAAATTGGAAACCTTGTCGGCACGAATCGTAGTATTTTTGCCACCAAAAAAGCTCATTATTCGCACCCCCTAAATCTGTAATAACCACGTACCCTGCTCCTGCCTTTGGAATCAAGGAATTTAACGGAGTTCATTTCGTCTAGAATGCAGCCGTTGTTAATTTCGGCGTGGCACACAACGCCATTGCCTACATAAACTGCGCCATGGCTCACACATCTTCCAAACTGGTACAGAATAAAATCACCCTCCTCCAGTTCGCCTACCTTGTCGCAGTAGGTTTCAACAATGCTCTTAAACCATTCTTCGCTATGATGCAAGTGCCATTCGTTTGAATAGGGTGCAACCTCGATAGCATTCTTTTCTATCGCTCCTGCGCCTTCCAGCGAAGCGATTAGAAGCATACCACAATCAACACCCTTGCCCTTTACCTTGGCTTGATTTACGTGTGGAGTACCAAGAAACTCAAGCGCTGCATTTGCAATTTTTCTTCCGATAGCTGTCATAGCAACGTCTCCTTTCTAGGCACGAAGGGAGTAATGATACAATATTCATCATCACCACCGCTTGCAGTTACGTTTCCATTGGTCGTACTGTAAGTGCCTTGTGGGTAATACTTGCGTACTGGAAACTCCTGTGCCAAGCCTTGCGTTTTAGCCTTAACAGTAAGCTCCAAGGCAATGCCGCCACATTTCTTAATCTCCACAACGCCGCCAAACAGATTAACCACGTCTACGATGGCAGTTCCGTTGAAGAAGCCACGTTTTAGATATAGCCACGCCCTGTCTAGCACTCCGTCGTGTGCGGCAAGCATAATCGGCTTGCCTTCCAGTAGGTCGTTGGAGTTTGCCGCAATGCTTACTGTCATTGTGTCCACGACAACCCTGTCATTAACCTTGGTGTTCTGCCTTTTCAAGAGCAGAGCGTTGTGTTTGTAGATGTTTCCGTTGTAGGTTACGTCAATATCTGTATCGGTGTAGTAATATGTATTGCCATTGGCAAGCTGCAATTCGTATAAATCACAGCTTGCCATATTTTTTGTGTTGTTGAGGTAGTTCGCCAACGCAGTTGATACTGTTTTCATCGTACTACCTCCAGTTTGAAGCTACATTTATTGACATCATTAAAAATCTTTTCAATGGTTATGCCGTCATTACTTAACTTGGTCTTCCAGTAATACCGGTAATCAGCAGTTACTTCGCCACTCGGAGCAGAAGTAAAGGTTATCGTGCCACCATTTAAAGAATAGTTAGTAACCACAGAGCCAGCGACACGCACGGTTACGTTATCTATGTGTTCCACATACTCAACGTAACCGCCTTGTACCATAACCGCTTGATACTGGTTATTGCCTAAAGGAGCAAGCACTTGGTTTGTAGCTTGATGGTCTTCTGGGTCAAGCCACCAAAAAGGCTCGCTTGCGCCCTTCTGTAAAGCAGTAAAACCTTGCAGTTCTCTAGCTTCATCATCGGTAATCGCAGGGTAGCTTGCTTCAATGGTCCAAGCAGGGTAAAACTGGTTTGTCATTGTGCGCTCCATACCACTTGCACTACGTTGGATTGTAGTATTCCACTTTTGAGTTTTCTTGCTTTTCCAAGAAAAACGTCTGATGTTAGGGAAAAAGTTCATTTACCACACCCCCGCTGTTGCCGCAAAGTTTCTGTCACTATCGAACAAAGCTTGTTTAATGGGTTCTAGCAAGCCACCATTGCGTAACCTTTCCTCAAAACTTGCAGCATCAATAGCATTTACACTTAAATTGACGTTCACTACTTGACTTCCTACGCCGCCAGTTTGAGCCTTACCTTCCCCAAAGCTAGGTGCCACAAGCCCACCAGTGCTAAAGCCATTGTAATCGCCAGTATTAAGGGCATCTAGGAAAGGAACGCCTAGCTTGTCTACTGCCGCCGCCCTAATAACGTATTCGCCATTAGAAAGCATCGCTGGTATGCTATCGCTTGTTGCAGTTCCTGCTCCGTAAATTGCACCACCACTTGCAGCCTTTACCAAGCCACCTTTTGCAAAGAAACCAAAACCACCAGCACCCGCCATTGCGCTTAAAGCAAGAGAAGCTTCTAGTGCCGCGCCAGCTAAAATCCCAAGGGCAGAAGTGGTGGCTACAGTTGCAGTTGCTTCTGCTGGTTTGGTCGTACCAGTAATAACACCTTGTATCAAACTGTAAGCTTGCATTCCACTTGTTAATGCGCTTGTTGCCCCTGTTGCAACCCCTAAACCTTTGGTTAAGCTATCTAGGGAGATTGCCGTTTTGTCTGCTGCTGTTGCAGTTTTATTTTCTTTTTCCTCGCCGCCACCGCCAAGCCAACCAAGTAAGCCACTTGTAATGCTTGCAGAAGCTGCGCCTGTCACTTGACTTAGTACGCTATTGCCAATGTTGCTCAGCAAAGAACCGAAGCTTTCACTAAAGCTACTGCCATAGCTAAGTACATCTGTGAAGAAGGTGTTTAAACTGTCCTTGGTTTCAAGAATGGAACTTGCAACACGTTGCTTCAAGGTTTCGTGTGCTTCCATGTAGTTATCGTAGTAACCTTGGGTAATGGTTTTGGCTTCCTCTAAGGTAGTAAGCCTTGCCACGTTTTCTTCACTCAACACTTGTTGGAGCATTGCCAAATTGCCTTGTGTAAGCGCTCTGTCAATATCCTTCTTAATGTCAGCACATTCTCTGTAGCTATCCAATCGCTTACGATTGTATTCTTGTTCGATTGCCAGCTTTTCAGCTTCAATCTGTTTGGTGAAGTTTAACTCATTATTAGCGTTCATTTCATAGGCAATACCTCTTTGCTCTAACGCCGCCAAGTAGGTAGCCTTTTCTTGTTCCGTCATACTAATAAAGTTGTTTTGTTGTTCCCACCATTTATTGTTCACAGCTTCGATTGCCTTTTCGTAGTCTAATCGCATCTGCTCGATTTCTTGTTTGCCTACGGAATCATACAAGGATAAGTTCGTTGCTTTGCTATCAAAAGAGAGGTTTGCTACATCGTCTTGAATTTTACGAGTAGCTTCTGCTTCTTCCTTCAATGCATTAAGTCTTTTTTGAACGTAAAGTTCTTCAAGTCTTTGCTTATCTGTGAGGTAATTGATGTTTTCGCTTGCAGATTTATCTAAAGCATCTTTTTCTTCCGTGTACCAACGGTCTACGGATTCAACACGCTTTTTAAATAGCTTGTTCCATTCATCGTTGATGGATTTGCTAATTCTTTTTGCCGCCGCCAATACCGCAGGACCTGCCATATCGCCTTTATCAGCAGTTTTTGGTTTTACTTCTTCTTTAGGAAAAGCACCATAAAGGTCAAAGCCACTAGAAACTGTGTCGTGATCAGCAGAACTGTATTTGCTGTATTGGCTTACGTCGTTAAGCCCTGCCTGTTCTGCTTCAAACTCTTTTCTTGCTTCTGCGACTTCTTCCATACCCTTAGCAATTAAATGTGCTACGCCGCCAATGACCGCACCAATAGCAACAAATTTTGCAAAAGGTATCATTGCTGCTATCAATGCACCTTTTAACCCCAAAAGTGCAGGTGTCATACTGCCGGCAATAGCGCCAGCCACACCAATTAAGGCACTTTGCAGTTCAGTAGGGACTAGCCTTTCCCACGCTTCTGCAATACCGCTTTGTGCAATTTCATCGGAGAACTTCGCCAAGGTTAAACCAAAACCACGCAAGTTTCCAGCTACATCAAAGGTTTTATCTATTTGCAAGCCAGTTTGTGCAAGCACACGTTGTACACCGTCCATTGCCACTTGCCAACCACCTTCAATGGTCTTGGCTTGCTTTTCCATCATGCCGCCGTACTTGCCTGCCATACCTTCAGTTAAAGCTTCAATACCTACCTTTGCAGATACAGAACGCTTCTCAACCATTTTCATAGCAGTAGCTACGTCAACGCCAAGTTTTTTAGCAAGCATATCCCAAGCAGGAATACCGTTTTCTGCTAATTGGCGCATTTCTTCGGCTTGCACTGTGCCTTTAGCTTTAATTTGACCAAGTGCAAGAGAGATACGGCTAATGCCTTCTGTGCCTTTACCAATGCCTGCTGCAGCATCACCGATTGCTCGCAAGGTAGTTAAGGCTTCTTCGCCCTCATAACCCATTGCCATTAAGCGTTGTGCGCCCATAGACAATTCTTCAAAGCTGAACGGAGATTCATTGGCAAAGTTATATAATTTTCTGATGTATTCATCAGCTTTTTGCGCACTACCTAAGAGGTTGGTAAATGCAACTTGCACTTTTTGCAATTTGCTTGCTTCTGCTAAGGCTTTAACGCCCATCGCACCCATTGTAGTACCTGCCGCCGCCATACCTTTGACAAGCCCTTTGGAAAAAGCCATGCCTTTAGTACCAAAAGCACTATTCAGTTGTCGTTGTGCAGCGTTTATTTCCTTGCGTAAGCCGGAAGTATCGCCTGCAATTCTAACCACTAACCCTGCTATCGTTGCCATCTTCCATTACCTCCTTTCTTTGTTTGTAAAAATCTTCAAAGAAGTTTTCACATTCTTCTTTTGTCCTTGTTACTTCTTTCTTGGGAAGGAAAGGTTTAACCAAGCTATTAACGCTTACTTTGCCCTTGCCTAAGTGCGGGCTTATCATATTGCATACCCAATAAGCCATTTCCCAACGTCTTTCGGTTTCTGCCTGCTCGTGAGCGGTACGCATATCCTCAAAGTCGTTTAAATCCATTTCGTAAAACTCATTAGGCTTTAATTTTAAGTGTCCGTAAGCAATAGGCTTTGCCATTTCCAACCATTCCCAAAAGTTTAGGGTTTTACCCCTACTTACTTTTTTGTCTCTGCAAGTTTTTTATTGGTTTCTTCAGTCAATTCTTCCGGGAAGAAAGCGTAATAAATTTCTTTACCCATAATGCCACTTGCAGCCAATGCCTTATATACAGGCTCACTGATTTCTTCCATTTGCATACCATTATCAAGCAGTTCTTGAATTTTATCCAGATACCACGCAGGAGTTCTTTTTTGATGATGGCTTAAACCTACGGAAAGAAGCACCGCCAAATGGTTAAGGTTTAAGTAATTTTGGCTGATAATTTCGCCAATAGGGCATTTGCCCACATTCTCAACCATAGCCAAGCGACCAATGTTAAAGTAAATGTCTTGTCCGTCACCAAATACTTCGTAGTTTACTGTTTTCATAATTTATCCCTTTCAAGTGCAAAGGCTGATACTTTTTAGTACCAGCCTTATTTTGTTTTGCGTTATTTATTTAATTATGCGCTTTGCAGTTCGCTCAAAGGACCATTGCCATTGATTGTACCGCTAATGCTTGCCACATCATCGTGGGGAGTAGACAAGCTAAAGTCAGTAATGCTGCCCCAACCGGTAACATAAGATTTGTCCGGATATTCCATTTTAAGATGTACTTCTTTGCCTGCAAGAAACGCTGCTTCAAGGAATTTAGCACCCGCATCACCATTCAAGTAGATTGCGGACAAGTCCATGTTCCAGCTACGCAAGCCGGGCAAAGTAGATGCCCAGCCACCAGAGGTCTTATGAGAAGCATCAATTTGTTCTGCGGTTCTATTTAAGGTGGAATCACGTTGACCGCCAACCAAAGTCCAAGTAGGAGTTGCTTCGGTAGCACCGGTGTTGACGTATACAAGATAGTCCTTGCCGGCAGTTGCAGTAGTGGTCTCATCAGTTCTAGTCGGAAAAGTAATTTCTGCCATGTTTCACACTCCTTGTCTAAATTTCTTCTGCGGTAGCTCGCATATTGTTAGCCCATACCACAAAGTTGATAACGGCATTGTAGCCAGTTGCATCTTCTGGATAAGCTTCGTAGGTTGTAACCTTTTGGCGATACACTTGAAAGCCGTCAACAGTACAATCTAGATAGCCATCTTCGCTTGTAATGAGGTTAATAATGCGCTCCGCAATGTTATTGATTTGATACTTGCCTTTGTATTCGCTCCAAATATTGATTTGAATTTCAATTTTGGTATCATCTTGGGTTTTATTGCCAATATCCTCGGTAATAGTGTTTCCTAGTGTTATGAAAGGCAAGCTTGCATTGTCTGGCACAAAGTCATAAGTTGGTGCGCCTATTTCTTTTTCATAAGCTTTTAATTTTTGGTAAAGCGCTTTTTGAATTGCGTTGTTTGGTAGTCTAAGCATTTTTCAATCCTTTCTTCACGTCAGCTACGATATTATCTTTTTCATCGTTGAAAGCAGGTAACATAAAAGGTTTTGCTTTTCTTTTTGGTATGTCTACTTTTTTCAGATACAAATATTTTTTATCACCCTTGTATCTAGTCAAATCATCAGTGGGAATCTGTAAGTATTTGGCTTTTTTAGGGCGAACATTATCAACAGGCTTTGCACCAAATTCCACAAGATGTGCGTGTGGCTGTTTGGCTCTTGCGTAGCCTACAAGTGTAGTGGTCTTGAAGGAAGAGGTAATGCTTCTTTTCAAGTTGCCACTTTTGGAGGGAACACGTCTGCGCGCTCCCCTTGCCACACGTTTAGTACCTCGCCTTAGAGCATCTTCTACGGCAAGCCTGCATCTTGCGTTGTATTTATCTATATCTCTTAAACATTCAGAAAGGCCTTCCGTTCTAAATGTAGTGACAAATACTGCCATGATTATTCTCCCGGATTGTATAGCTGCGCTACCATTAACGTTCTTTCTCGGTAGGTATTGTCAGCAGAGGTTAAAACGTAGGTTTCGCCCTCCCATTCAATTTGCCAGCCACGCTTTACAGCTTTGTCAGCTGGCCTAATTTCTACCGTGATAGTTTCACGTGTTACCGGTGCGCCCCTTGCCAGCTGTTCTTTAAAAGACGGCGGTAACACTTGCGCCCAACGCTCACTATGTACTTCATAGCTTGTGTTTAAACCTCCGTAGCCATCTTCCGAGGTTACAGGGCGTTTAATTTTGATTCTATGTTGTCTGTCAGTTGCACCGTTAATCATCAGACAAACTCCTGTGATGTAGTGATATGCGCCAGTATAACCTTAAAGGAGTAGTCAATTTCAGCGACATTTTTAAAATTGCCACTCAAATATTGCGTCCCTCTATGGTCGTACCAATGGGTAACTAATTGTTTGACAGCAAGCTTTACCAATACACTATCGGTAAGTTCGCCGCCACCTCTTAGCCCCGTCTTCCCACTGGCGCTTTTAATGTATTCGATTGCGGCATCAATTAAACTGGAAATCAGCTCATCTTCCAGTGTGCCGTCAACACGCAAGTACAGCTTTACTTCTTCCAGCATAACCGCACCGCCTTATGCCTTACGCAGTTTTAAATACTACAAGAGAAGAAGCATCTACAACTTTGCCGTCAACCAGCATAATTGCTTTCATTACTTGGTCGTCAGTTTCGTTGTCTTCGTATTTTTTCAAGCCCATTTTGTAGTTGGTGTTCAGTACATAGTCTTTCATATTGAACAAGAAGCCTACTACGGTGCCTGCGCCAGTAGAATCATTCAATGCCGGCAAGTAATCGGTCAAAATTACACGTCTACCTAAAATAGTGCGTTCCAAGCGACCGGTAACGCCTTGGTCTACACGTGCAATGGGTTGGCCAGTTTGGTCAACTTGACCAGCAAATGCAGTAAAGGTTTTCTTAGCCATTACATAAACTGCACCTGCTTCATAAGCCAAGGGCAATGCGCCTTCTGCATTGATAACGTCAGCATAGGTCAAAGCACCATCTACAGTAATGGTTTCTGCCGGAGTTTCGGTTACAATGCCTTTGGGTTTGCCGTTGCCATCACCGCTAACAATAGCTTGTTCTACTGCTTTCAGCATAGCTTCTGCAATGTTAGCAACGATGAGGTTTTCAAACGCAGAGATTGCCATTACGTCCACTTCGAGGGTAACAGCTACTGCGCAACGCAGTTTGTGGTAAGCAAAGGTAATGCTGCCAACAGGTTGTTTTTGTTTGTCAGAACCAGCACCTTCTGCCACCCAAGTTGCTACCGGTTTAACGGTAGATACAGGATAGGTTACGCCACCACGGAGTGCAGTACGGGTAACTTCTGCCAAAATCATACCAGTAGCTTCCAGTTTCTTGATGATGGCATTGATAACAGTAGTCGGAATTACTGCGCCTACGTCAGTGGTCATGGTTACTTGGTCAGCACGATATTCAAGAGCTTTTTTGTTCTTGCCTGCGGAAAGCACATAATCCATAAACGCTTTGCGATATTCCATGGTATCGTATTTATCTACTTCTTCGGTAACTTTGCCCGGAGCAGGTGCAGGAGTGCCAGCACCTTTGCTAACTTCTTCAAGGTAAGCAGCACGTTCTGCAATGAATTTTTCTTTTTTGTCCAGCTCTTCCATTTCAGCTTTCAACGCTGCCAATTCTTCTTCGTTTTGACAGGTCGCAATTTTGCCACGTACAATTTCTTTTTGTTCAAGCAGTTCTTTGAGTTCTTTAGACATGTTCTCTACCTCCTAATCTTAATAACTGGCAAGCAGTTTCGCTTTTTCCAGTTCAAAATTTTTTCTATCTTCGCCAATTCCAAAGGCACTACGCATTTCAGCACTTACTTCTGTTGCTTCATACGCCGGGAAAGTAACCGCCGCCACATCATAAAAGCGCTCGAAACGTAAAATGGTGCGTGTGTGGGTTTCCCTGTCAAAGCTATCTTCACGAATAATTGCCGCAAAGCTACTACCATACAAATCGCCACGTTGGGCAAGCTCGTAGGTTTCCCTGCCTAGTTCGGTGTCTGGAACGTCAGCTTCGTAACGTAAGCCTTCTTCCGTAACATTAAGGCGAAGTGTGCCGCTACGTGTGCGCGCAAGCAGTTTGCCTTCCATATCGTGACCACGGTCAAGCACTACGTCGCTTAAATCGCAGCCATCTAGGGCATTGGGTGAAATAATTTCTTTGTATTCAATATCGCCGCATCTGAAAAGTACAGTCGGCGTATTAAAACGCAAGGCAAGTCCGGTAATAACCTTTTTGCCCTCGTCTGTATCTAATGCTCTTACTTCGCAATCAGACGGAGCGCGAGAGTAATACAGTTTACTCTTGTTCACCTTCTTCTCCTCCTTTCCCATCATCTTTTTGTTTATTAGGTTCAGCTTTTCCTATGCCGCCAAGTTGGTACTCGTCAGCTGTATCATAATTGACGAAGTTGAGGGATTGAAGTCTACGTTTGCCTTTGCCTTCTGGCAACGGTGCCATATTGAATACTTCTCTAGCCTCGTCCACGTCAAAAATGCCTAGGGGCATTGTTTCTTTGAGCAGATTTACCTTTGATGTGCTGCTCATATACTGTAAGCGGTTAGCTTCAAAAACAATTCTGTTACCAAAAGCAAGTTCATGCTTGGTAAAGATTTTGCGTGTCATTTCTAAACCCAAGCGAATAGCGATAGGCTCAATTACACTTTCGTAAAAAGCGTTCCACTCGTCTTCGGAGTATTTAGAAAGCAAGATGTTTTCGCTGATATGGAAGTATTGCATTACATCATTACGCAAAACTTTCATCTGCTCATTGTCTGCCACAGTAGAATTGTTTTTTAGCTCAATGTAGTCCATTCGGCTATCCAACGCCGCCACACCGCCACTGTTAGAAATGGTCATGTAATCCTTAACAAATTGCTCTTGGTTTGCCTTAATATCCTCTTGCTTTAAGTTCAAATTCATTTTCAAGATGCCTTTGAGCCTATTATTGGCATTCACTGCCGTTGCAAGTCCCTTGTTGACAATGTTAATCAAGCCAACTTGTTGTTTTAAGGTTTCCTCGTTGCTTTCGCCAAACAAATCATTAGGTCCGAAGAATCTACGCATGTGACAAAGGTCTGTGTATGCCACCGTCATTCTAAAGCCTGTCATAAAGGTAAATCGTACATACAATTCGCCGTGATACTCTACAAACTCACAGTTGGAGTAATTTACAGGGTATAAGCCTTCAATTTCGCCACTGTCTTTATTGCGTTTAATAAAGATAAAGGCGTTGTTATCCGTTGCCCAGCAAGTAACCACCTTATACAAAAATTCAAAGGCGTTCATATATTCGTTAGGACTAATCTCTAACAGCCTTTGCAGTTTTTCGTCACCAGTTTTTCCCTTGTATAGCACTTTGGGTTTCAGCTTCGCTGCGTTTTCTGCAATAGAATCTATGCACACACGCACGAACAATGACTTATAGTTAGTTTCATCTGCCGCCTGCAAAAGATTTACGCTTTGGTTAAGGCTGACAAAATGATTTACCTCGATAGGTTCATTGCTTACCGCAGGATTGCGCCCAAATAGTTTTTTAAACATGTTTCTTAATTCCAATTCATCACCTCACAGACTCAAATCGTGGTATTCGTTTAGGTGGCGCTCATAAGTAACGTAAGCATTCAATAGTGAAGCTGTTCCGTCTATGCGCCTTAATTGATTGGCCTTGTCTGGTTTTATGTTGCCGTTTGAATCTGTAACTACAGCAGTGTTGGTCAGGCACCATTTAAGCAATGGGTTATTGTTGTAAATAATGTTTTTCGCCGCCAAGTCTGCGCCCATATTTTTCATAGGACTACTCAATGTTTGACAACCTTGTGCAACTGCTTCCATTGCTTCCTTGCCAAAATACATCATCATTTCTTCAACCCAATATGTAGCCGACCACCTATCGTAACCACACCAAAGCAAATTCATATTGTACTTTTCGCCCACTTCTATAAACCACTTGGTAACATCGGAGTAATGCACCCTGTTACCTTGGCTTACCCTCATTAAGCCTTGCTCTACCCATACGTCATAGCGAATTTTGTCTTCTGATGCACGTTGTTCAAGCAAGGTTTCCGGCAACCAGTACATTTGTTCAACGTAAATGGGGCTTGTAGGCGATTTCTTGAATATTGCCGTTGCGCACGTCAAGTCCGTTGTACTGGACAAGTCAGCACCGCCAATGAAGTAGCGTGGAGCAAGTGCGCTATAATCAATTTTCGTTTCGTTGTTAATGGCTTCAAAGGTGAGCCAAGCAGCATTAGAGGTTTCACGGATATTGAAGTCCTTGCAAAGCAAGTTCTTCACAAGCGTAGCATCATGCTGCGCCTTTTTTACTTTTACCGCCAACTGCTCGGTCTGTTTGATTACGCCTAAACCAGGATTAGCTTTAATCCAACAGCTTTCGTCTTGCCACTCGTCCCTGTTATCCAGTTCATAGATAACAAAGAGAACACCTTCGTCAACGTATAAACCATCATCGTAGCCGTTAATAACGTCTTGTGCTTCGGAATACTTCAAATCGAAAATACCTTCACGTACAGTACCAGCCGTGCTGATAATGAAACACAAGGGTTGTTCACGTGCGCTCATACCATCGACAATAACGTCATATAGGTTTTTATCTGCGATAGCGTGCAATTCGTCAATGAACGCTCCGTGAATGTTCAAGCCGTCTAGCGTGTTACTGTCGCTAGAAAGCGGAGCAAAACTTCCGTCATTAAAGCTGGTAACAATATCTGCTACACGGCATTTTGCCCTTTTGTTCAATGAGGGCGATTTGCGAATCATATTGCGTGCTTCTTTCCAAACGATTTTTGCTTGGTCTTTTTTGGTCGCAACGCTTACGATTTCCGGTCCTTTTTCTTTGTCGGCAAAGAGCAGGTAATTGCCAATACCACTACCAAGAGTGGATTTGCCGTTTTTGCGTGCCACTATTAAGCATGCTTCCCTGTACTTACGAAAACCTGTCTCTTTGTTGATAAAGCCAAACACCGCCGCCAAGAAAGCCTTTTGCCAAAGCTGCAGCTTTAATGTCTTACCGCCACTTTTACCTTTGGATTGCTTGCAATAGGTTTCCAAGAAGGCAAGCACTTTATCTGCTTTCGCCTTATCGTAATACCACAGGCTCGTTTCTTCTGCTTGTAAGTCAGCAACAAGCTTTTCGTATACTCTCCTAACTTTTTTGCAAACCTTGATATTTCCGCTTTCTATTTCTGCCCAATACTCTAAAATTGGGTTTCCGTAGTCAGTAGTTTTATGAGTTGACGAAATCGTCAAAGCCATCGTCCTTTTCTACTGTATTGTCGGAGCGGTCCACAAAATCTGCCAACTGCTTCATCAAGGTTTGATAGTTTTTATTTAAGGAGTTGTAGAGCCTTGCGGTGGGTCGTTCCCTTTCGTAAGGTTCTGTTTTGTCAGATTGGCTGAACATTTCCACAAAGCCATTAACATTGAGGTCTTTTTCCATATCATCAAGCTGGCACTTCATGAACGCTGCCCTTCTGATTAGACCGGCAAGCAGTTCCTTTTCGTTATCGTTCTTGGCTAAGAAGATTTTGTTAAGCCTTGTAATTTCCTTGCGTATGCGTGAGTTAATGGGTGGCTCTCGTTCCGCATTGCTTGGTTTTGTGGTTTTAGGCTTCGCCTTTTTGCGTGCCACCATAGCCTTACCTCCATTTCTACACTATGCCATTATTGGCCCTATCGTTTATCTGTACTAACTGCCCATCAGCAGTGAAGATTAAACCGTCTCTTGTTTCGGCACTATTACATCTATGCTCCCTGTTGTGACAATCTTGGCAAAGATACTCCAAGTTATCAAAGTTTAAGCAAATTGCAGGTTCGTTTATGTTTTCCGGCGTTAAGTGGATTTTGTGATGCACTATTTTGCCTGGTCTGTGACAGCGTTCGCATAATCCAAAGGCTCTGTCAATGTAAGCCTTGCGCGTTTTAAGCCACGCCTTGGATTTGTAAAACGCTTCTGCAAATGGTTTCATTGTGTCCTCTCCTTTGATACTTTTATGCTACCCTAATTTGCTCAAAATTGTTAGTGGCAATATAGTGAACAGTTTTTAATCGCCCAAAATGGCTCTGTGACTAGCTTTGCGGGTATTTCGTCACATATTTTTTGCACCTAAAAATGTCTACCCCATAAAATCGCACAGTAAATGTATGTGAAAAATGGAGTTTTCTTCTAATAAAGGCGAACATTTTTCGACCTTTTGATATATTGCCCAAATGATTCTTTATTTCCCAATATCTTTACGCCGCCAAAACCCACTCTGTGAGCCAGTTTTGTGGTGGTGGCTTATGACTATTGCCCCCAAATTTTTGGAGGGGGGCTTCGCATACTCCTGCGTGTTTTAGAAAGGTAGCCGCTTCGGTACCCATACCGTGTGTTTCATTTTGTTGCACCGGGGGGCTTTGCCTTGCCCTTACCCTGCCCGGCTTCGTCCTGCTTCCAGCCTGCCCAGGTAAGCCACCACCACAAACAACAGGCAACCAAGAACAAAAGAACATGCAGCCAAAAGAAAAAGCCTGCATCCCTTGCCACTGGATGCAGGCAAACAAAAAGGATCCGGATCAACTGACACCACCGTCAGCCGTTCCGGATCTGCTTGTCTTTATTCTTTTGTTTTTGTTTGTTCTTCAATGTCTGCAACTGTCAGCGGTATTTGCACGCCGTCCTTTGTTGTAATGGTCAACGATGCCTTGCAAGCATGGCACAGCCTTATCAAATCATCAATACGAACCAACCCGCGCGCCACTTTGTTCGCTATCGTTTGAGCAGGACAATTAAAGGCAGCAGCCAACCCCCTGCCAGTTATACCCGCATACTTTAAAATTATATCTGTTTTTGTTTTTATGCTCATAACATCACCACCTTTGTTGTTTTTGTTGTCTTCATTGTACTGCTTTTTATTTACTACGTCAACATTTTTATTTATTTTGTACCCATTTCTGTACTTTTTTCTGTTGACTTTGTACCGTTTTTTTGGTACAATTATATCAGAAGGCAGGCAATGCCTTCTGATATAAAAAAGCTCCTGCAAGTACAGGAGCGGAAAGGAACAAGCTATGGTATGAGGGACTGGATAACGGTCTTGCAAGACTTCCTGGCAATAGTTGAGTTTATAAACTTTATAACCAACCTAATCAAGAAGTTAAGCAAGAAACAGAAAAACCCTCGCAAACGCTCGACCCGGACAAGGAAAAAGCGATAAGCAAGGGCA